CCTCGCGGAGTCGATCGAACGGTGACGGCACTACAACCCCCTATCTATAAAGGAATCGTGTTGGTGATACGAGATTAGACGTCGTTCTGCCTGTTTCGCGAGCAGGGGCACGACGCATACTACGCAGGTTGTAATTATTTTGCAGGTACTCGGCAAACGACATGGGCTCTTCGCCCTTAAGAACCTGCTGTCCGAGCTGTCCGAGAAAGCGGTTGAAGGTAGATCCGAACCTGTTTGAGAAGGCCTGCCTGTTAAATTCTGTGACAGGGGTGGCAGGAGCAAGTCCTGAGATCCTCGGCGGGGTAAGTTGAGACAGCATCGTCTCGAAGGTCGCCCGCCGACCTAGATCACTTGCATCAAATAACGAGCCGAATACATCGACAAAATCGCCTGTTGCCATCTAACCTGTCACCTAATTATTTTTACACGGGAGAAGTAAAGCCTGATCCTGCCCCTGCACCCAGCCGACTTCTGATATATTCTCGAAGATCTTTCTGCCCTGAACCAATACGCTGCGTTCCGTAATCAGTAACGAGTGTTTGTGCATCCGGCAGTAAATGACTCATAGCACCGAATCTTCCTCTTCCAAGTCCTGCGAGCCCAAGCTCGGCAAGCTGAATCGCAGTCCCCATATCGCCACCGCCCTGCCCCCAATAAACAGGGTCAAGAAACGGCTGAAGTCCTGGGTATGTAGCATCGGCTTGGTTAAACAAATTTCTTGCAGCCTGACTCAGATTCCACCCGCTCTCTTGGCCTTCCGCTCCTCCCATCATATTTCGAAGGGCACGGGTATATATAGTTTGTTTTTCACGACCTTCGGGGAGGTCTGCAAAAATAGGGCCCGGAGCGTTCCCTGCAAAACCTATATCTGCAAACGCACCAAGAGCGCTTCTGTAAGGATTGGCAATCGTGCGACTAAGGCCGCCTCCCATACCTATGTCCTTAAGGGCACGATCCCACGTTATGCCATACCTGTCGCCTGCGATTTCTGGAATCATCGTATCGCCGGGCTGACGGGTCAGTGCGCCCTCGCCACCAAAGCCACCAGTCATCTGCCCTGCGGGAAGCTCTTGACCAAAGAACTGTGCAAACCTGGCAAGGTCGCCAAGCCCCTGATTCGCGAAGTTTCCCTCGCCCATTACGGCGTCTCTGAATTGCTGTATATTAGCGCCGGTCAAAGTACCAACAGGTGCTGCTTCTGGTACAGAAATAAACTGGTCGCCAACCTGCAGTCCTGCTACAGCATTAGCGTCCTCTTGAACAACCATTTGCTCAGTGCCCAACGAAACCGGGTCTAATTCAGGATGCAGATGTCGGGCACGAATAGTAGCCTGATTTTTAGCTTGGTCAGCCGAGATAGCCCAGAATAGCCACGTCTCTCCCGAAGGACTTGTTACCCTATATAATTTCATAACTCTCCTGCCTAAATGTTAGGCTCTATTCCCATAGCTTCTGGAGCCGTATTAAATCCAGCGACAGGGGACGGCTCTGGCATTACGCCGGGCATACCCTGCTGGCCGTATACACGTGAGTCTACCCCAGGTATAGCCCCCGTGTCACTTACTATCGGCAGCCCGTCAGGGCCAACCATCTGTTGCCCAGCCCCTGCAGCGGGTGCCCCTGCACCGGCAACACCGCCAGCCGCGCCCTGAACGGGGTTAGCTCCAACGGCGTCAAGGAACGCGAATTCCTGTGCCAGATCTTCCATCATCTGCTGACGGTTGAGTCTTTCGGCTTCCTGCAGCAGCAGCGCCACGGTATCCTCTCGGCCTTCCTTATGGGCTGCAATGAGCTGATGTGTGATTGCGAGCATCGGGCTGGCCGTGTTCGCGATCGCAGCGTAGTTCCTGTGTTCCTCGAGGTCGCCTGACTGCATTTCGAGGATGTTATCCCTTGCGCCCCTGTAGGACATGAGTGCCTCTTTGGTTTCGGGGTCACGCCTTACTGCCTGCTGTGCGATGAGATATTTCTCCATCTTGTCTTCAGGTAGTTCAGGGAAGAACCGAACAGTCAGCATACCGTGATCTTTTATGTCTTCAGGAGAGATCTGCCTGTTGAAGTTCTGATCCTGCCGGGTGCGTCCTGCGACTGTGACGTCCTGATATTTCCCTGTTTCGTACTGTGCTGCAAAGTTTTCAATACATCCCTGGAGCAGTGCTTCGACGGGCTTGACGAACGGATCTATCCTGTTCGATATGGTCTGTCCGAGCATTCTTGCAACAGCCCCTGAGATCGGGACGCTGACGTTTCCGTAGGCTGCCTGCGGGAGATCTGCTCCCAGCTCGTCAGCTCCTACTGCCTGATCGTAGACGAGGGCGTCCCTGCCCATTTCCTGCAGTTTGAGTATGTCGATACTTTCCCCTGCTTCGTTGTCCAGTTGGTGAACTCTGCCGGGCTCGTCTATGCGGCCTTCGACGTCCTTGTCCCCGCCGGGTGACGAGACGGTAAATACTCCCTGAACTTCCCTTGACATGATGGCGGTGCGGTATGACATCGACCTGTTTCGGGCTTCGTTGACGTGGCGCATCGGCCCCCAGATGGAGTCTCCGACGTTCTCGATTCCTGATATATCGACGTTCCCGCCCATAGAGTCGTCCTGAAACGTGAAGTTGGAAATGCCGGGGTTACGTCCGACTTTTCGAATTACGATCGGGAACCTGACGCAGTTTGTCCTGACCTTGTTTTTCGCGTACTTGCCTGCGATGATCACCGAGTTGAGGTGTTCGCCTGAGTTCTTAACATTCGGGCGGTTTTCCGTGAAGAAGTAGTCGATAACCTTTTCCTGCAGGTTGCCTTCATCTTCTTCGTTCTGGTCGCGGTCGTCGTTGAATTTGAAGTTGGGATACTCGTCCCTGATGTCGTCACGGCTTCTTCTGGTGACTACTGCAGCCCACAGTATGGATCCACCCCTGCGTTCAAATACAAGGTGTCGGGGGTCGATCGGCACGAGATCCTCGTAGGTAGACCCGTCGGGGTTCTTCATCAGCATTGCCCTTGCAGCAACGACGTGTCCCCTCGTGAGCGCATACCATGCAGTCTCGTCGATAATCGGTTGTTCGGCAGAGGCGAGTCGCCGGTTATTCGCGTTGTTTATAACGCCGATAGCCCATGATTCGTAGCTGTCGTTCACTTCACGCTGCTCGTCTTTGGAGTCGTCGTTTTCTACCCTGATGACGACCTTTGACATTGCGATAGCGTTATGGGCTGTCTCTGCGAGAACCCGTGGCCTGTTGGTCGTGTAGGCATCCTTCTCGAGTACGCCTTCGACAATGGAGGGTTTGAACTTTTCGAGCAGCCAGTATTTCGCGTGGTCGTTGTCCATGCGTGAGAACAGGGGTTCGTGAGACTGCTCGTAGGTTGTGACCTTGCTTACGATCCTCGCTACTTCTTCATCTATTGTCATTCTTGGCATTTAATAAATCCCCTGTCGCCGTAAACGATCTTCAATCGAGGTAGACCTTATAGTTTTTGCTGTCCGGGGTGAAACGCTGACTGCCCCGAGCAGGTTCTTGAACAGATATGTTGACGCCTTTATAAAGTCGTTATGGGCGTCCGTCGGCTTCATCCCCGTTACTGTACCATCAGATTTTACAGGCCATTGATAGGGCGTCAGGTTTCCCGTCTGCGGATTCGGGCCTGCTCCGAACTCGGAAATTCCCAGCTCGCATTTCGGGGAAAGCACAGCATTGGGCTCTCCTGAGAACGCATTCACTTTCAGCATTGCGTCCATTCGGTCTATCCCTGCGTTCAGTCCTACTTTTTTACTGAGGACAGTCAGTCCTGCGTGCTTGCGCCACACTTCTACAGCCGGCCTGTTGGCGTCGGCGTGACGTTCTGCAGAGACGTCTATCCATGCCGTACACATATTCTTCTCAACGCTTTTCCACCACGGTTTCATCTGGCAGGCGTGCACCATGTCCTCGTGGGTAAAATTCGGGCTTTTGAACTTATTCATCCAGATCTCGTCTATAGCGCGCCACTGTTCTCCCTGATACTGCCATGCGGCCACGACGTAGTTCGAAGGCTGGCCTGAATAGCCGGGATCCATGCCGAGCCACAGCGGAACATTCTCATCATACTCGCAATCTTTTATATGCACGTTCTTATCGAACGCGGGATGAACCAGTCCTGACGGCGGGACGGGAATGCCCAGGTGCCGTTCCTTGTAGACATTCGCGGGAAGCGTGGCCTCGAGATGCACGATTTCAGGGTTTAACTTCCCGCCGGGGTAGATATGCGTATTCGAGTAAGAAGGCAGGCTGAAGCTCTGAACGTCCAGTGCTTCCTGAATTGCCGGCGACTGCCACGCCGTATACATGGCGGGATACCAGCCCTGTGCACCCTCGGAAGTCCCTGACATCAAAAGAGTGCCGAACGGGGCACCCCAGCGTGTACGAGCCTCAGAAGTACGGGAATACAGGCGCTCATAGACGTCGTGACTGACGTGAGCCGCCTCGACTATCATTATCCAGATCGGGGACTCCATGCCGAGCGAAGTAGGATCCGATGCAGATTTAGTCCTGATGGTAAACGGCTTGTCCGCACCAGGCACGAATATCTCCATACGCCCTGGGTCAATCGTATTCGAAACCCATTTCAACATCCCGAGCTTCGCGAAATCCAACGATAACGAACCGTCAGGGTGCTCCCACTCAGCCCTGCAGCGCTCATAGTCCTGACCCACCAGCCACGCAACCTGACCGCCCGCACGAGCCCCGTAACGAGCTATGAACTGAACAGTCAGAAGCAACGCCATCATCGACAATGTGCGGGACTTCCCACCACGAAAACCACCCAGAACCTGCACCTGACGACGAGAACAATTTAAAATCTCATGCTGCTCGCCCGTCGGCACGTAACCCAGAAGATCCCAGACATCCTCACGCGTAATCGTTATTGGAGACGCTGATACAACCATAACCAAAGGTTAGCACGAGACACAGATATAAAAAAAGCGACCACCCGAAAAATGCAGGCTGGCGGGTCTGCTTCGAGTGGCCGCAAACGTCTACGGGAGCGACCGAAGAACGCTAAATAGAGGATAACACCTTTTTACCATCAGCGGACTCAGACGCTATCACCTTATTCACACGCTGCGGACTTATACGCTCATAACCAGCCTCAACCAAAGCCCACACTATCTCATTCATACTCATACCAGACTCGTAACACTCCATCACAAAAGCATTACGCTCAGTCTTCTTCACACTAGGCATAATAAAACCATCCTTC